CCACGCATTGTTGTAGAAGGAATGTGTCCAACATACCCAATGTCTCCACGAACTGTTCTTCCAACTTCAAGGTAGCCGTTGCCAGTTGCTTGTAAGTCAGTAAATACCTTTTCCATTGTTGTAGTAAATGAGTCTTCTGTGTTTAGCGATTCTAGCCAATCGCTTAGTTCAATCTTTGCTCTTTCAATTCTCTTACGTGCATTTTCTGCTGTCTTTGGTTCTGATGCTTCTAACTTAAGCATTGTTCTTGCAGAAACCTTAAACTCATAACCAAGGCCTACAATGTTTTCTACCTTGGCATCAATTGCTGCATGGTTTGCAAAAGATGTGTCATAGAAACTTGCAAGTTCGTAAAGGTTCCATGGTGGAGTGATTACATCAAAGAGTCCATAGGCATTTCTAAATACAGTTCCTGAGTTTATCTCTTTAGACTTTGCTCCATCACGACCAGTGCTTTCTGCTCTTGAACTTTCAATATATGCTGGTGTTGCTTCTCCTTTTATAAGGCGAGAAGTTCTTCTTTTAAAATTTGCATCAAGTCCCTGTAGATCTTTGACTACATCCCAAGATTGATTAAATGGATCTTGCTTTGTAAAAGTATCGTCTTCTGGAAGTGGCGTATCTGTCTTTGCTCTAATAAAAAACTCTTTGTCTTCACTCATTAGTCATCACTTCCATACTTTGCAATTGTGTCCTTGGCTGCCTGAACTGCACCAAGATCGTTCATAGATGGAATTAATCCCTCTGCCATTCTTTGCTTTTGCTCAGAGTACTCTTCTTCTGAAATTCTTGTTAGTCCTGGTACGAAGATGCATTCTCCATCTCCTTCATCCCCGTAATATTTTGCAGCCTCTTTTAGTTTTGAAATCTGAAGGATGTCGCCCTTCATAGACTCAATGTTTAAAACTGATCCAGTTCCGTCAGTAAACCACTTACCGTTAGCCTTTTTGTAAACATAAAGACCCCAATCATAGTGCTTTTCAATAATCTTTGCACGAGACTCACCCACTTGCCCCTTCATTTTGGGCAATGCTTTCTTTTTTTTACGTGGATCTTGCATGTTCATATACTCAAGTATACCATATTAGACAGCATCGACAGTGGTTTGTTGCGAAGTTATACCTTTATATACGTTGTACTCATATCCGTTTACCGTAAACACCTTGTCTGTGTCAATAATAATCTTATTTGTTCCTGTATAACTCTTATATATTGTTTCTGGGTTTACTCCGTAATAACTGCTTGAAGCCAAGACTAAGACCCCATCCCAAATAAAGGCTGAAGACTTCCAGTAGTCCCATTCAAGAGTAAGTGGGCTTGCATACTTAACGGCAAACCATGGTCGAATCTCTACCTGCTGAACCTCTTGAAGGTTTGTAGACTGGTAGTAAGATATGGTGTTGAACGTAATGGGTCCATTAAGATTTATTGATCCAACCCTATTTTTAAAGTCTAAGATGTTTGGGAAAGATATACCTAAGAATCCCCATTCTTTTACTGTAATGACTGGCTCTTTTACAAGTTTGCCATTCCAATAAAAAGATATACCGTCTTCTAGCCTTCCAGTCTTTGCATTGATTGCATAAATTTTTGCTCTCTCTCCGCTTGGATGAATGGCTACCATATAAAACTTTATGTGGCTGTTTCTTGACTTTATCTCAAATATTTCTGTTGAACCATATGGGAATGCATCTTGGTCATACCTTATGGCTGTCTGTAGTGCTATTACTTTGTAATTTTCTGCCATAGTTTTATTTATTGGAATTGAAAGACCACGGTTAATTAGTGGATCATAAGTACCCTTTAACTCTATGCCAGTATATCTTGTTAGATATAGATATGGAGAACTGCCCTTATAAATTGTAAAAGGGTTTCTGTCTTTGTAGTCATAGTAGAAACCAGACTTTTTGTATGGATATATCTCATTGCCAAATCTTGTGCCAATAGGGTTTGGAGATGTTGAGTTAAATGCTTGAGAAGCATACTCAAGGTTTCTAAGTTTAATTCTATTTTTTAATATTCCCTTTACATTAAAATCTAAATGAGTTACTATCGCAAGGTCAAGTGCTCTTGCATTTGATGGTGGGTAAATAATCATATTATTAACTACTTCATATTTTGTGTTAATCCAGTTTTCTCCTGGAACAACAAAAGAATCATTTGATGGTTTTTCGCTGTTAATAAAATTTGATTCTGGCAGGTTTGTACCATTTTTAATATATTGAAAAGTAATATACGATTTTACTAAAGCATTTGACGTGTCATACTTATAGTTTTTGTACGCTCTATTTTTTAAATCATCATAGTTTAAATAACCAGTAAACAACTGATTATCTAGTGATGAATATGTTCTTTGTGTTGGAATGTTATACTCGTCATATAGTTCCTTGTAAGTCCAAGAGCCAGTTTGTTCTTCTTCAACAAATACAGATGGCGCTGGGTAATTAATGTTAAATTGAATTAAATCTAAGTCATATAACTCTTTGCCTTTTTCGTCTTTGATATATTGAGCAAAATATGTAAGAGGAATGTAGTCTTCCCAATAGCCCTGAACGTCAATATCTAATGTGTAATTTTCAAAATATGAAGATGGAGATAGAGTATAACTTGCTGTGTGCTCTTGGAATCCTTCTATTGAATAAGAGTTTACTCCTCCTGAATCAATAATTTCATCCCATTCTGCAGGATTAGTTCCAAAATAGTTATCTGTTGAATTGTATTCTACGTCAACTGTATCTGCATACAGATAAAAAACGTTTTCACCACTTATAGGAATTCCTCTTTCATTAAACAAGTGCTCAATTTTTTTATGATTTCTTGCTGTACAAAAACCAACTTTATAAATTTTTCCAGAAAAAGTTTCTGTGAGGTCTGACTTTCCGCCTATATAAAACTTAAGGGTGTTTGCGTTACCAAAGAATGATGCAACATTTCCTCCAAAGTATTTAGAAACTTTTTCTATATCTAGCCCTGCAGAAAATATCTCATTTACAGTAATCCCAGCAAGTGCATTTTCGTCATACCATGAAAATGTTGCAAGCGTTGTTGGCTCAACTGAGCCATACTTTAAACTATATACAACATCGCTATTGACTGTAGATATCTCAAAGTAGTCTGAAGAATTTTGAGACTCTATCCTAAAAAGTATTTGTTTTGTTGTTGGCTCTTGCAAAAATTTAAACGATCCGTAGAATGACCTAATCTTTTGATTTAAAAAGTTTAAGTTATCAAAATACATGTAGCCATTTTGCACTGGGCTAAAAGAAAAGAATTTCTCACTTTCATTTTGCATTGTTTGTAGTTGAGAATATAAACCGTCAATATTAGATGACCCTAAAACTATTTCTGGCAATGAGTATTCTGGTGTGCAAAGCATATTGTTTTCTACAGTAAGGTTGTCAACTACTGCCTGACTCCATTTTCCAATGTTTGGATAAGAGTAGTTGTTTGTATAATCTGCAAAGGGATAGTCTATGTAAACTGATGATCCACTATATGCTTGATTAATTCCCTCTGGAAACTCAACTCCCTGGCCATAAACAAATCTTTTTTTAGCAAGGACTAGTGGAACTTGATAAGTATATATTGCAACACAGTCAATTTCTATTGGGGAAACGTCTTCGTATGCATAAAAGCCTATCCAGTCTTGATTTTTTTCATTCAATACACTCTTAGGAAAATTTAACTCTGAGGTTAAATAAGTTAAGAATATTACTTCTTCTCCGTTTATTAAAAGAGACCCATTATTTTCAGAAAGTCTAATGTGCACAAGCATTGGCCTGGTCCATTCTCCAACATAATATGAGCCAAAAACTGATCCTATTTTTAATCTTAAAAATGGGCCGTCTACATATAATCCATCATCAGAGGCTATTGGGCCAATAATTCTTTTTTTTGTTACAGAATCTGAATTTATCCTTATCCATGTTTCTAAAGTATATTCTTTATTGTGACCATCTTCTCCCATGAATCCAAGTCCTGGGATAATTAAAGAAGGCTTTGGCTGACCGTTTTGATCTTTGTTTGGTAAAAGTTTTGTAAGATTAGATGCACCATACACTAATGGTATCCCAGTATTTTTTGCCATAAGGCTG